TAGTTCTGGCGGTCGCTGTTGACTTCAGCAATGTAACTGTCGCCGGCTTGGTAGGTGGGCGCAAACTTTCTGCCAATGTAACCGTTAAGTCTGGTGAATTCGGGTTCGCTGACCAGCTGATCTAGTGTGGCCGAAAGAAACTTTTTGTTTGTTTCGGTACGAAATATACCAGGTAAAAAATCTAGGGTTCTTGTTATTGGCATTTAAAACACGCTGTTGTTTATGTTTGAAAGATTTACGTTCAATTGACTTGCAGTGATTGCAGTGATTATTTCCACATTTTCTACTGTGGCTGCACTAACAATAATTTCGTTGGGTTCGGCATTTATTTGATACAGACTGCCAAATGTGGCCGAGCTGTCCATGGGCACCATGATGATAGATGCTATGCTGGGTACTAGGGCCTGGTGCAAGTAAGCGCTCAATTCACTAAAGTAGAATGTTTCGCCAAAGTCCCAGTTGCTGATATCAAAGTAAGCATTGATAGCATTGATCACTGATGTTTTAATATCGTTATCGCTGGTAGAAATGCTAGGGTTTTTAATCACTTGGAATTTTGCCTGCAAAGCATAGTCGGCTTTGTATCCAAAGATGGGTTTAAAGACTGCACTATTAAACACTATGGTGTCGCTTATGCTGCGTAGATTGGTCAGTGTTGCACCATAACTGTCGCTTAGTTCTTGCGGAGTTGGCTGACTGGGCATGGCAATGGTATTGCTGGTGTCGCGTATCCAGTTGAAGTAATCGGTTGAATAGGTCGAAGTCAAAAGATACAAATTGACAATATTGGTCGAGCTAGGATCAATTCTGCGATAATCAGGACTGTTATGGCGATACTGGAACATCAAGTTTTGTCGTCCCACTCGCATTTGGTAATTGCTCAATGCCACCAGCGTGCCGCTTGACAATTGGTAGAATGCATCTTCTGCAGTGGCATAAAACAACTGACCATTGGTGAATAAATTTACATGATTGCCAATGGCGATCAGAGTCGGATAAAGACTGCATACTGTGGTATTGTCCACTGCCACTAGATCGTTAAATCTGTTGTAGCCAGTGACTGATTTAAAATAAACATATTGTGCAGGAGCGTCAACAATGTCACCAAACAGATCAGGATTGTCAGGAATGCCATCATTGTTGGTGTCAGCATAGGTTACAAAAACTTTGTCTTGGTTTACAAAACCGTCATCGGCAATTAAGTTTTTGTACACATACCAAGTGTAATCACTGCCAATGGGTGTTGGTGCTGCAGCCGACGAATTGGTTTTTAGCACAGTGATTTGATCTTGTAGCACAGTACCCGACTTGGGATCGTAAACTTTTAGTTTGGGATCATAGTAGAATGTGGTTTCACCAGCACTTTGGAAAATGTACGACAAGCCGCGATAAAACGCTGTATAAGTGGCTCCATCAAACGAGAAGCGTATCAGCCAATTGTCATCTAGTCCAGTGCCACTGGTGTCACCTTCGTAGTTGCCAAATGTGCCAGTGATGTTTAAATTGTCGCTGGTGATGATTCTCCAGGTCTGGGTCATGCTGTCATAACCAATGCCAAAGTTTTTAAATCCGTTGATCAAGCCAACTACTTGACTCACAAATGTATTGCTGAAATTGTTTTTCCAAACTGGATATACTGCATCAATTACAGCACCTGCAGGCACTTTGATGTTCAAAGTCACAGGCCCTTGACCGTTGGCAAAGTTACCAGCACCCGAGTTGGTACCATCGCCCAGCACCTCAACCACAGCAGCATAGATATATTTTTTGTCAGTAACCGACAAAACTGATCCAGGCAGCATGTTATTGGTGGCATCAAAATGATAACCATCCTGTGCTGCAAATCTAACTATGGCGCCTTTGGCCAAGTACTTGGCATTGTTTTGCACAATTGAACCAATTTGTGCAGGTCTATTATTGAACACAAAATAACCAGTGGCAGCATTACTGCCCACTGTGCTCAAATGCCAGGTGTAGCCAGTGGGCAAATATTCAGACTGATTGGGTTTTACAATATATGAATAATAGAATTGCTGCAGTTCGGTGGAGGCCACAATGTCCTTGGCCACTTGCTGGTTCACAATGTTCATGACATTGGTAAACGACGATACTGTAAAACTAAAAGTCTTGATACCATCATCCTGATACAGAAGGCCGTCAGCAGCAAAAATATTTGTACTAGAGTACTTGCCGCTGGGATCTAAGGTATCAAGATAACGACTGATACCCGAGCTGGTTCTATTGATGCCTTTGGCCTTGACCACAGTGGTAAAACTGGTAAAAGGAAGAATATTGTAATCTTCCCCGGTGATCATGCGGTTTTGAGTATAGTACTGCTGCGGTGCGTTTTGTTTTATGTCGGCTGCAGTTTCTCTAGATGCAGCATTGTTCACTGTGTACTGCAAACTGGCAGTGATAGACAGTGTTTCACTACGCCCGGTTCTACTGACATAGGTGAATGTTATAATGATGTTTGACATCTCAGCTGGAGTGATCTTGTACGACAGACCATTGCTGGTTCTGTAGTAAGTTCTAAATGGTCCAATTGGGATGTTGGCAAAACTGCCATCACCAAACACTAGATCAATTTGATCTCCAACCTTGGTGTTGACTTGATACAGGTTGCGCTGGCTTTGTTTGTTGTAAATCACATTGATGCCGGTGCCACTCACGGCTGGCACTTGAGTCCACAAATTTTGTATGTTGTTGTTGGTATCTAGGCTATACAACCAAACATCAGAGTTATTTACATCGCCGTCGGTAAACGGCACCACACGATTCGGTAGCGAGTCTGCTAAATTAAAATCTTTGCTGGTCAATGTACCTTGCTTGAAGTATACAAAAAATCCAGTATTGGTTGATCCATTGCCGTAGTTGTCGTTGCGATACAACAAATTAAATATCGACGATGAGCTGGGAGGAACTTCGTAAATGTAGGGTTGACCAGCACTGGTTGCACTGACTGCTTCAAAGTCAAATGTGCTGTCTTCAACTTGACTTCTAAACGCATACACACCCAACACATTAGGTATAAGATTCAGTGCATATTCTTCAGTGAGTATGCCATTGATGGTTTGTGAATTACCGGGCTTGCCCACCACTTGGCTAGTGACCAAGGCAGCATTAAGAATTGTGGTAAATTGCTCTAGCCAATTGTCGTTGCTTTGATCGTTCCAGTTGACCACTAGGCCACTGAGATTCAAACCATTGCTGTCGTACAAGGTTTCTGTGGTGTTTATGCTTTGTATTTTTAACAATCCGCTGGCGGCTATGTTGCGTTTGGGGTTGTAACTGATTAAGCGTGCCAGTTTAAGAATACTGTCGCGACGTTCAGCGGTGTCAATAAAGTTTTCACGAGCATTCAAGTCGGTCCGGAAGGCAAGACTTTGACCCATGAAAGCTATTAGGTCAATCAAGGCAACAAATTCGCTGCTTTCAATGAAGTCGTTGAAATCTTCAGGATAGTACAGGCGCAAGTAGTCAATCATGCTCTTACGCAAGGTCTCAAAGTCATAGCTGGTAAAATCAGCTTCTTGGAAGGTTTGATAGATCTTCTTCCAATTTTCTGTTACCAGTAAACTATTTTGTCGTGTGTTGATTGCCATTCGGTTACGCCCAGTATCTAGTATTTATTTGTATTAAAATATGCGCTGTTTATCAGCCGGCATGTAATCCAGTTTTTTGATCAAACTGCAGGTTCATGCGTTCGGTCTGATTTGTTGGTATATAGGTCAAGTCCAAAGAGATTTGTATACCTTGTTCGTATTCGGTGACAACAACAGAATTCACTGCCAAGCGTGGATCATATGACGCCAAACGCTTGATGTCTTTGATGATGGCTTGCCGTACATCTGGTGTAAATGGCTCAAATATCATGTTCCAGATAATGGTGCCGAAGCTGGGATTCATTAGTTTTTCACCCTGACGGATTTGAAAACTGTTGAACAAATCTTGTTTGACCAAGGCAAAATCGGTCAAACGAAATTTATTAATTCGGTTGTAGGTGCTAAATCCCTTGTACGTAGTAGTCATACTGTATTTAAGCCTGCTGATTATTGGTATTGTTAGCTGCCAGCACATCAACTGCATAGCGACCCATGTTGTAGTACTGAGTACCTGTTGTGCCGTTTGCGTCGCTGCCGCCACCAGTGTCGCGCCAGTTCTTGGCGCCGCCAGCACCAATCAAGTGGCTGGCTGCCAACATACCGGCCACTGCACAGAGATCATCTCCTGACTGCAAGGCACCAATTCTAGTCAGTGTCTTGTAGTTAGAGTTTAGCAGGGCATACATTACTTTTTCTTGTGTATCAGTACTGCTCAAGAAACTTTCCCTGCTGGTTATTCCGTCTTTGCCAGTCCATGAGTTGGGATAGTTAACTGCTTTGTTGCCGTACAATTGTACTGCATCACGTTTGATATAGCCTTGATCAGCCAGCACCGGTGCACCCACTTGATATTTGCCTAGATAATTGTACTGGTTGGCCACGCCGTAGTTGAAGCTGCTTTCGTTCCAACCCAGCTGTGTCATTAAGGCCTTGGTCTGTGTTTGTGTCAGTGGTCCCACCGGACCTGGCGGAGCTGGATTATCATTTCTATTTAGATAACTCTGGTTTACAGGATTTTTTACTCCCTGATTCTGTGCAGCTTCGGGGCCTGCGCCCACTGGTTTGCCACCCTTACACTCCACAACCGGCAAGTCTTTAGCGGGTGCTGCACCCGATGTCACGTTGTTGCTGCGTAGCGAGCGAGTGGTAACTCCATCACTGGCCGTAGCGGTGTTGCCGGATGTACCGCCTTCAGGGAGAGCCACTGGTGGTTTTGCAGTCACACTCACTGACCCAGCCAGTTTGGTTGACAAATGATAACTCCAGGGTTCGTGTGTGGGTGCGATTGGTACAATAGTATCTAGAGCTCCGTCTACACTTTTCCAAACTAGGCCGTCTTTGCCGGTGTCGCTTAAGGCATTCATCTTTATTGCCATAGGGCGACGAACAGCAGGCCCGGAACCTTCATTGAGTGTTACCAACTTGCCAGTAAATCTTAAATTATCTCCGCTACTGGTATAGCTGGCAGGACCTGAAGCATTGAGATCCATGGCGCCACTACTGCCAACACCAACTTTGCCACCAAACAAAGTCAATTCTTGAGCAGAGTTTACTGCTATCTTAGTGCTCTGTAGATTTAAACTGTTGGCTGCATGTACATTAAATGATCCACCAGCGTGAAAATTTATATCGTTGTCGGCGTGGAAATTCAAATCGCCCTGTGCTCGCACATTAACGCTGGCGGCAGCAAAAATGTTCAGGTGACCCGGGCCGGTCATTTCAACCCAGACACTGCCATCGCTGTTGCCAATATAAAGTATGTGCTCGCTGTCGTTCATCAACAGCTGGTGACCGCCGGCGGTACGAAGACGTATCAGCTGATCCTTGCCTTGCCAGTTACCGTCGTCCATAACAAACGTGTGGCCACCTTTTCTAGCACCAATTTTATACTCGCCGGGCGCAATGTCGCCTGATGCTATTTTGCTTTCCTGTGTACTGGAACCAGCTGGATCATTGAGTGGTCTGCCGGGAGTACTCATACCAAATACTGTGCTGGGAGTTTCGCGTTGGCTGCTACTGGATATGATGCCTCGAATATAATCGGTTTCTAGACCTTGCTCGAGCAAGACTTTGAAGATTTCTTCGTGTATGGGCTTTTTGAGCAATGCAAATTTATACCAATCAAGATCGCCGGTGTTTTCATTGAATTCTGATGTTACTGTAGGGCCAAAATCGTAGGCAGCTGCCACGTTGGCATCTTCGATGGTGGCATCATCAACTTTGTAAGTGCCAGCAATACCCGGTACCATCATGTGTCCCAGCTGATTGGGAATACAGGCAAACCAAAATCCACGTGCAGGATCACCAGCAACAAATGTGCATAACACAAAGTTGCCAATGTCGGGCGGCACTGCCCAAAAACCATAGGTGTGACGTACCTTGCTGAATGCGTTCTGCTTGTTAGAGTCAGGCTGTGTGGTACTGCCAAAGAATGGGCTGGCGTAGGCCACAGTTCGCCAATTGCCTTGCGATGTTTCGTCACCGCTGCTCAAATCAGGTATATAGACCTGCAACCGACCCGATCTAGTGGGGTCTATGTTGTTCATCACTTTACCAATATAGGGCCCGGTATCAAGCCTGGTGGCTGTTTCCTCACGGCGGAATTGATCGGGCGCTTGTTTACCTACTCGTCTATCTGTTGTCATAATCCTGGGCCATTTCCTTCTTCGGGGCGAATAACAGTTTTATGCTGTTGCCATCTAAGCATATCTACCAATTTTGGGTCTAACTTAGCGTTTGTCAATGCTTTTTGTTGACTATTACGTGCTGCCGCTTGTTCGTTTTTGTTTTTTGTTGTATTGGGGTTGTTGGTATTTGCGGCTGGCTCTGGTACTGCCTTGGCTGTGTCAGTTTTGGTATTTGCGGCTGGATCATCGTAATAGGGATTGAATCCTCTAGCTTCATCCAGGGCATTGGCCGACGAATCAGCTGCAGCGGTAGCTGGTGTAACTGCTTTGGTGGGGGCTTCAGTTTCTTTGCGCTGAGTTTGACTATCTTTGCTGGGTATCTCAGGTGTGACTTGATTGGCTTGATCCCAGGTTCGTACCAGCTGCAAAGTCTGTGTAAATTGGCCAGTTTGGAATTCGTGATCCACAGTCAGCATCTTATACAGCCCGCTGAACGAACTGGTGGTAGATGCTGAATCAAATTTCATAAATCCAGTGGCATCATCAATGTCTACCGGAGTCCGGAATGTCAATTGTGCGAATATTTCTG